TCTTCCTTAGACATAGATGGAAACTTAAAGAAGTTACTATAAACTTCTTCTTGTAATTCCTGTATCTCTGCTAATTCAGCACGAACAACTTCAGATTGAAAAAACTCACTCATAGTACAGTTTCCTGTAGGATTTTTTTATAATTCGGTACATTAATATTTAGGAANGNTGANTACTTTTTCATCTTAAGACTTACGGTTTCCCATACCGGATCATTCAATTTTTTATCCCAGTCTTTCCTGAACTCTAATATTCTATCACATATTACAAGAGTTTCAAGGGAAGTTTTCCCACCCAAATAACTTCTTAGAAGAAGAGGATGCCCCTTAGAACAATCAAAGACTTCATCCAACTTCTTCCCATCAAAAAGAACATCAATCTCTTCCTTAAAAATATAGGAAAGTGACTGAATCCTCTTCTGCCATTCAGTATATCTTCCTTCACCCTCCTTTATCATCTCACCAATCCACATCGTATCAGGATCAGTAGAGTATATAAAATTAGATACAAAGAACTCTTCTATTTCTTTATCATCCTTCTGTCTAGCAAATTTCTCAAACCAAAACCTATCCTTTCTCTTATAGAAGGCAGCATTAGTTGCTCTAACCTTACCACGATACTTATGGTAGTCATATTTTTCCTTGGTAAAGTGATTCTTTAAAGCAAGATAACAACGATATGCATCACTAGCCATCATTCACTTTCATTCTCTACTATATTAAATGCTATTGTAATCCTTTCTTTATTAACAGTCTGTTCTTCTACATGATGTAAGACTGAACTAGGAAACATCAGCATGGTTCCATCTAATCCATCATAGGCACAATTATGCTGATCAAATATAGTAGGATGATTATGATTCCTATAGTACATCACACCTGAAAGCAACCCTGCATGGTTATGTTGCGGATTATCATCTCCTTTATAAGCAAAGTTAGTCCAGATATCATACCCATCAAAATGACCATCCCATTTTCTTAATTTAAATTCTCTATTACCCTTTCCTGCACCCCAATACTTTGCTGTCAATCTTAATACCCATGCTAACCAAAAAGATTGATCAATTAAATGAGGAGAAATAGAACATTGATATGAATTATGTTGCTTCCCATCCATAGCAAGATACCCTACATTCTCATGGGCTTTCAGTGCTGCTAATGGACTACTCTGAAACTTCTTACTTTCCGTTACCCAACCATCAATCTCCTTCTGAATCTGTGNAGGAATCTTCGTAACCATTACCGGACACATAGTGCCTGGCTTCAGTTTTTTCATTTCTAAATTATCCATTATCAAAAGGTAATACAGGTAAATTTTTGCCGGGATTTTTTACCGACCTTTTTGGAATAAAAAGTCGAATTTCCCTTAGGGTTTATTATATAGCCCTCACCCTATAAAAAACAAGTTCTATAATTATTACATTCTATAAAGGTAATTTCGCACGGGAAGTCTTCTTCATGAAGTTCAACTCTAGTGCATCACATTTAATCTTTTCTTTCAACGGTTTGGATATAAGTTTAGGAACTGACTCTACATCAAGACTATTCTTATCGCAGAAATGTACGATAGCATCAATATAATTCATGTCCCTATTCTCTAGAACCAAAGTCTCAATTTCCTGTGCAAATTTAGCAGGACAGAAAAACTTGCTGGCCATTACCTTTTCTAGTTCATCCTTTGACATTCTTTGCCCCAGTACTGTTAGATACAAATTCTTTAATATATCTCACTAATAACTTAATATAATCCCCTTTGTTCCTTTTGTCAAACACTTTCACCTCACCACCAGGGGTGACCATAATGGTAATAAGTTTCTTAACAGGAATCTCAGTTAATTCATAGTAAGCAGCAGCATAAAAGGTCTCCTGAACGAAATAGTTTTCCAACCACTTCTCAGGTTTAATCTTCTCAGATGTTTTGAAATCTATTACCGCTAACTCTCCTTCATATTCCGCAATACAATCAACTCTTCCAGCAAGACCAAGGTACTCGGAGTATAAAGTTCTTTCTATAGCGTGTATGTTATTTATCTTGTCCAGATATGGTGCCGCATGATGAAACATAAACTTAGTAGCAGGAAGGTAATCCTCCCACACCAAATCTCTATTCTCCAAATATGCCTGAGCAGCTTCATGAAAATCTGTGCCACGGGTGGTTGCTCTCTTGGTAATTTTGTTTGCTTCCTCAATACCAATCCTCTTACGCCAATCAATAAAGATTTGTCTGTTATAAAAGGAAGTTACTGAAGTAATAGAAGGAACCCACTGACCATCAGGGAGTTCATACAACCTACATCCAGGAGTGTCTTTCTTTGTTAATTCAAGTTCACCTAAGTAATTACAATGCTCAAACTTCATAAACCAAGTTCCAATTTAGCAAGAATATATTCCTTGACCAATCCGGAGCGAACAATATCTTCTACTCCAAACTCAATGACTTCCATAGATGACATCAGACGAAGAATCCTCATGAAGTCAACGATACCATTCCTCTCATTCTCCCTCGTAAGGTCAGTCTGAGTAGCATCACCACAGAACATAATCTTTGAGTCTTGACCAACTCTTGTCATTATACTATCAAGTTCGTGATAATTCAAGTTTTGGTATTCATCTACTATAATAATAGACTTATCAAAAGTTGTTCCCCTAATGAATGAGGTGCTCCAGAAGTCAATAGTATCCTGTGCTTTAAGATTCCCGTAAAGCATTTGAAAGTCTGCTTCTGTAGGCATCTCAAACATATACTTTACCATAGCCTTGTAAGGTAACTGATAAAGTGTGGACTTATCTTCATGATCACCAGGAAGGAAACCAATTTCCCTAGTAGCAACAAGACTCCTAACAATATATATTTTCTCGTAAGGAGTTTCTTGGTCCAGGACATCTTTGAGTGCGTTGTAGAGTGTAATAAATGTCTTACCTGTACCAGCACATCCATATGCCACAACATTTTTATTCTCTGCATATGCATTAAATAAAAGTTGCTGGTTTGGTGTTAAGGGTTCAATCTCCCTTAACATATCAGTATTAATTGGTTTCTTTCTCTTCATCTGCTTGGCGGTCATCCCGACGCCTATTGGTTGATCCGTTTTCTTTTTCCTTGGCATACTTAGAAACTATAATCGCGATGTTTACGAACTGTGGCACCAGGTTGTTTGGATGCTCTGTCTAGTACTTCATTCCATCCACTAGACTTTGCTTCACCAGTCCATTTAAACTCAGTTGACATACTAGCACACCCGGCTTGCCAATCTTTCTGCCATCCAGGATTGTCTTTACACCATTGATCATAAGCTTTCATAGTCATAGAAAGTTCTTTCTTCTGTTTAGATTCTTTATGTATTACTGGGTATGTTGGCATTTGATAATAATAATGTGTAAATTTATTTAGACCACTGAAGGGCCGCGGAGACAGTAGGAAATTCTTTCATAAAAACCTTGCGAACATTCTCTACAAGATCCATATGTTCTTTCTGAGTTCCATGTGCAGACCTTAACTCAATATAATGTATCCATGATCTCACTGAACCAGTCATATACAATCTAGTAGGTGTAGCAAGAGGAAGCACAAACCTTGCACACTCTTTTGCAATACCATCATGAAGCATCTCTTTATAGAGGTCTATAGATGCATCAAAATGTTTTCTCATTTTAGTATTAAATTTCTCAACCACTGCTGGTTCTACATCGTCAATACTATTCTGTCTATTCTTTTCATCCTGACTACGCAGTTCAGGCAAAGGTATATCCTCCCTAATGTGAGAGACATCCTGATACCGTTGAGAGAACTCCTGATAGGTGAAGGAACGGTGCCGTAGTATCTGTGCAGCAAGTCCTCTAGTGGTATTAATCTCCACCGTCATAAATGCCTGCTCAAAGACACTCCAGTGCCCATGCTGAATACAATACCTTAATAGACCAGCGAACTTATCGTTCTCCTGGTTCTCAGGGTTACTAACACGAGCAACATATGCAATTGTCTTCTCCGCATCTGGAGTAACACTTATCAATTTAATCTGGGTATCCGTCGTCGTCATCAAAGACCTCATCGTAATCGTTTAATTGTGGAGTCAATTCTTTATAGTTATCATACTTATATGCATCAATATCAGAATGTACTTCTGATTCTAATGAATCTACAAGCAGTTTAAGATTCTTAACAATGAGTTTTAATTTAGTTTTATCCATTTTGTTTCTCATTATTTAGAAACCATCCAGATTTTAGCACAAAAAAAGAAGGGCATCAAGCCCTTCTTCAAATTAGTCCAAGTAAGACTTAGTTCACTTCGCACACACAGTTTTTGACTCTGTATGCTTGATGCCTCTGTAAGTTAATTCAGAGACTTGCTTCTGACAGGTTTTGCTGTCATTGGTATCGTACTTGATACCACGGTAAGTGACTTGTGCCATGTTGTTACTCCTAAAGTAGTTGGATTTTAAGGTCCGTTCCTTTAGTCGTTTGCGTCCCCGTAAAGGGATGAACGAAATCCGTTCCGCGACTTACTTGCGACCCCGAAGGGTTGAACGTATGTGCTAATACTAACACAGTTACTTTATTTAGTCAAGCAGTACCGTTTTTACATATCTTCAATCTTATAAGGACACATTATCCTCTCAACGATACCTCTAGCATGATTGTTATGCTCAATGAGTTTATTCATCCAAATTCTTTCTGCCAGAGTAACTGACCGTCCTAATTTTACTCTACAAGCAATCTCAGTTACTCGCAATCTACTATCTTTAGAGAGCATTGATCACAAGGGGTAAAAGAGTATGTTCTGCCTGCTGAATAGCTCTTTGTAATGACTCAACAGTATCACCTGGCAGGATAGGTACTGTCTGTTGTTTTATTACTGCACCAGAATCCAATTGCTCTGTAACAAAATGAACTGAGCAACCAGTCTCATCATCACCACTCACTAATGCCTGTTCTACAGCATTCAATCCTTTATACTTAGGTAGTAAAGATGGATGAAGATTTATAAGTCTCCCTGCAAATGCTTGACAGAATTTCTTAGAGACTACTCTCATCCATCCTGCCATTACAATAAGATCAACTTGATATGTCTCAAATAATAAAATAATATTATCCTCCTCCTTACTAGCAATCCTAATAGATTTAATACCCAATCTATCTGCTCTCCTCTGAGCACCACACTTCTTCTTATTATAAACCATGAGTACTACTTCATGGTCAGGACATGAGTGAACTATATTCTCGAAGTTAGTCCCCTCACCAGAGCACATAACTCCTATTCTCATCGTGAAACTATCCCCATAGATGGTGGAACGGAACTAATAACAGGATTTTTAGTTTTATTTGTCAACGTGATGAACTTATCTGCTGCCCAAGTTCCAGCAATATTTACAGAAATCTCATCACCATCTTCCCAAATCTCTTCACCATTCTTCTTACGCATATCTAGAGCCTTCTCTAGGTCATCAATAATCTTTTGAGTGATTTTCATAGTGGTCTCCCATGTTTATCAAGTAACCCCATCTTTTTTACTTGATGGAGATTGGATTTCTTCTGACGCTTTTTAATCTTCTTATATTCTTTAAGAAGTTTATCTATTTCTGACTCAGATATATTAACCTTCAATTC